GTGCGTATTCAATTGCACCCAATGTTTTTGGATAACAATCTAAAAGTTTCAAACCAGAAACCCTCTTATCACCTCTGTCTAATTGATACAATTGTATATTTCTTTTATAGTTATCATAGTATTCTAGATTATATGTATCTGGTTTGTAAATGAAGTCCATCCAGTTTAAAAAATATTGTCTTTCAACGTGCTGTCCAGATAGATAAAATGTAAACGAAACGGACTCTGCATAAGTCAATCCTTGTGCCATTTCATGTGTCGGGCCATAGATGTTTTCATTTGTTACTGTTCTAATGTTCTTGCCAGGGAATGTTACTGAAACAACTTTGAAAGAAACAAACCTATCAGTGGTAATACTTGGGTTTGCTTCAAACGGTGATATGATAAGACACTCAAATCTGTTTAGATATGCTGCACCACCATATTGATCGAAGTTTGCAATAAATTCGTTTAAAAATGACATTATGGTCTCCTTTGGTTTGCAGCTCTTCTAGAATCTGCATACACCTTATTTTCAACACCTCTAGGCACAAATCTCTGTACTGGTAGTAGAACTGCTGCCATCATCTCTTCTGCTGTGATAGCACGAAAACGTGACTGCACATGACTTGCAAGGTATCTTTTAACTGTTGGCTTGACTAATGGATTTCTCTTAATACGATTCCATGTCAATCTAATTCTTGTATCCTCATTCATTTCATTGTCTGTGGAATATTGAGCAACAACATTCAATAGTTTTAGTCTCATTGGTATTGATAGATAATGAAAGTTTAGACCAATAAATCCTTCTTGTTGTGGTGTCACTCCAATCGGTAATACTAGTGGAAACCTATCCCAATATGGTAGTTCATTCTTTCCTTTTGCATCATAGAAAAAGAAATTCATACGGCCGTATTGAGGCCGTTGTGATAACAACCCCTCAGTAACAAGTTGTCGTGTTGGTGGTTCGCCCATCTCTCTGATTTTATCTCTAAACCATCGAACTGAGCGTTCTTTGCCGCCTGTCTTTTCTAGTAATTCATCAAAGTATGTCATACTTCTATTTATACGACTAACCCAAATGATCCTCAGTCAGTATTTTAAATTCCATCATTCTGTCATTACAAAACTCAATTGCAGCCTCCCACTTTGCTTTATTCACCCCCCATGTACGAACCTCATGTATAAATCTTTTGGTTTTGCGAGAGAGTTGTTTTGGTGGGCCACACTGTGCCTTTGGTTTGACTTCAATAATCATCTTTTTAATAGAACCATTCGCCTGTTTGACTTTGACATAGAAATCTGGAAAATAACGATGAATTTTACCATCTAGTGGGGAACGGTAGGGTATGATAATTTCTTCAGAACCCCATTCAAGTATGTTGTCGCTTCTGTCACAATACACCATAAATTTACGTTCCCAAAGACTGCGATATACAATCTTAGAAGAATCGCCCTTATATTTTTGTGGTTTAGATGGGATGTATCGACCTTTGTATGACATGATGCGTTATAAATACTTTCACAGGAATATAGGATTATTTATATGGCACTATTACCAACAGTAAGTAAAAGCGGTAGAACACGTTCATCCCCAAATGGAGGAGGATTGGGCGGCAACTTTATGGCTTATCCCAAAGAACTAGGAACTATGGCAAGACATGAACATTACGTCATGTTCTATATTAATGCTCAAGAAAATTCTGCAATTACATTTTCAGATGGAGCAGTTGCTAGTAGTGGTGCCGGATCGCCAGGTGAAGCAACGACTTTATCTATAAAACGGGCCCCAACCAAAAGACTTGCACAGTCTATTGCACTGTATATGCCTGCACAACTTTCTGTTGGACATACGGCAAAATATGGTGAGGCAGAGATAGGTGCAATGGTAGCTGGGTTAAATGCTGGAATCAAAGGCATTAAAGATGATGATACAAGTGTTGGAGATTTGGCAAAGAGTCTAGGAAATGAAACAGCGAAGGCATTTGCCGGCGTAATCGGTGGTGTAGCTACAGGGGCTGAGGAAGCATTTGAAATTTCTAGTGGAACATTAACTAACAATAGAACAGAGATGAAATTTGAAGGTATTGAAAGAAGAGATTTTTCTTTTTCCTTTAGAATGTTACCAACCTCGCCCGAAGAAGCACAAACAATTGAAGATATTGTAACAGCATTTAGATTTCATTCTATGCCCGAAGTATTAGGAAGCCTTGCTGGAAGAACGATGATTGTTCCATCAACATTCGATATTGAATATAGACCAAATATACACCTACATAAAATTTCAACATCAGTATTAGAAAGTGTTGAGGTGCAGTATGGTGGAGAAAGAACTCAATTCTTTACTGATGATCAACCAGTGGAAACCCAATTAACATTGAAGTTTAAAGAACTTGAAATCATCACCAAAGAACGTATTCTAGAGGGATACTAAGCAATGGCATATTTTCAACAGTTTCCAAAAGTATTATATGATGTTCGTGGAGATGGCAACCAACAATTGATGATTAATATCACAAAAAGAGTAAGATTCAGAAGTTATATAAAAGAAAACTTTGTAAACTTTGATTTCTATGATGTAAAGTCTGGTGAAACCCCAGAATATATTGCTAATGAATTTTATGGTGATCCACAATTACACTGGATTATTCTTCATACCAATGATATTATTGATTACTATAATGACTGGCCTATGACAGTTCCACAATTTGAAAGATATGTAAGATCAAAGTATGATGATATAGATGCCATTCATCACTACGAATATATTCAAGAATCTGGTGACACAAAGTTTACCATTGAACTTCCTAATGAAAGTGCCACAACTATTCCTGTTGGTGCAACCCCAATTACCAACTATCAATACGAAGAATCTGTACAGGAAAAGAAAAGAAGGATACGGTTGATTCAACCAAGATTTATTGAACGGATTGTAAAAGAATTCAAGAACAAGATGAACGGATAATATAATGGCCGAAATTCAATACGCTGGTGAGTATATCATTGATGAGTGTATCCTATGCACCGTTGGCGGTTTAGAATTAAACTTAAAAGACCAAGTTGCTTCAATTTCTATATTTGAGGATATATTTAAAAACTCTATCACTGGAAATATTTCTTTTGTTGATACCAATAATTTGACTGCAAATGCATCAATTGTTGGACAAGAGAAACTTAAACTTATTCTTGTAACGCCCAATGCAGAAGATAAAACTGATAGAAATATGGCTATCAATTTCTCTAAAAATCCACTCCACATTTTTGAAGTAAGCACTTCTACCAATGTTAATGATAGAACAAAAGCATTTACTCTATCATTCACTACTAATGAAATAGTAAGAAACAATCGTATTCGTGTTTGTCAATCATATACAGGCGAACCAGCCAAAGAGATTATCAAAAAAGTTATTCGTGATCCAGAACTACTCGATTCAAAGAAAGAATTTTATTACGAAGAAACAACCAATCTTTTTAAAATGATAGCACCTAATCTACGGCCTTTTGATTTTATTAACACAGTTGCTAAAAGATGTTTATCAAAAGAATATAACTTTGCTCCAACCTTTCTATTCTATGAAACTATTAAAGGTTACTACTTCAGAACTATCGACAGTATGATGGACAGAAAGAACCCTCGTATGGTGTTTAGAGAAGTAACACCAAACGATGATGTTAATAATGTTGCTCTTAATCTAACAAACATTCTTGATTATGAAATAACAAACTCTACAGATACAATCTTAAATACACGTTCTGGAATGTATGCTTCTGATTTGCTTCTTGTTGATGTATTTAATAAATCATATAAACATTATGAATATAAGTATCTGGATGATTTTGATAACAATATTCATGTAGATGAATTCAATGCGTATGGTTCAGCAAAATCACCAATTGCTTCTTTGGCTACAGATGAATATGGAAATAAAATTTCAGACTATCCACAATCCATACTTCACGTTCAGCCAATTGAAAGAGAAGTAGAAGAGGGATTGTTTGACCCAGCACATGGAGAACCAAATAACTATAGAGGAACAGACTTGTGGTTGCAAAGAAGAAGATCTAGATTTTCATCACTAGATGCCGCTGTTAGTTTAAGAATAAAAGTGCCTGGCAACACTACAATTCAAGCTGGGGATTTGGTAGGGATTATTCTCAAGAATCAAACAGGCGCACAGTCTGCTCAAGACCCATATCTTACTGGTAGATACCTTGTTAGGAAACTAAAACATGAGTTCACAAAGGGTGTTGGACAAATGAGACATGAAATTCTCTTGGATTGTATTCGTGATACAGTTCAAGTGGCATATCCATCCAGTGGTGTAACAGCTACAGATGGTGGTAATTCAACAGAAGAAATCGTGCAAAGAGGATCATCAGATCCTGGCGATATTGTATTTTAAGGAGGCCAAACAACAACTCGCTTTGTTATGAAAATTTAACCATAGAAAGAGGAATCACATGACTTCAAAACTCAAAAACCGACTTCAGAAAATGTCTTTTCAAAAACAAATCAGCAGAAGAACAGAAATTGAGAAAAACGAGGAAACTAAATACTATGAAGAAATCTATACAAAACGAACTATGGAGTTGTTAGGAATAAAACATGAAAACATTTACGGAGTTGCAAGAGGGAGTTTATGATCCCAATATCTTTAAAGCAATTTTCCTAGCTGGTGGGCCCGGCAGCGGTAAATCATACGTTGTTAGGCGCACCACTGGTGGATTAGGTATGAAGATTGTCAATAGTGATGATATCTATGAAAAGATGTTAAATGACGCTGGGCTGGAAACTACACCAGAGGATATCTTTTCAGACAAAGGACAAGAGATTCGTGTGCGAGCAAAAGGTGTTACTAAACGTATGCAAGGTAACTTCTTAGAGGGTAGACTTGGACTTATCATTGATGGCACTGGTAAAGACTATGACAAGATTGCAAAACAAGTTGCTGGATTGAAAAACATTGGTTATGAGTGTTACATGGTTTTTGTAAACACATCACTCGACACTGCACAAGAAAGAAACAAAATGAGAAAACGCACCTTGCCAGAAAAACAGGTTGAGGAAATGTGGAAAGGTGTTCAAAAGAACATTGGTAAGTTTCAATCTCTGTTTGGTAGTAGCAGTATGATTATCGTTGATAACAATAATGCTGGTGAGGATGTTTTTGAAAAGGTATGGAAGCGAATCGCAATGTTGGTTAAGAAAAAAGTAACGAATCACATTGCAAAGAGGTGGATTTCACAGGAACTTGCTAAGAAAAAACGATAAAAACCGTAAATAATTTCAAAAAAAATCATAAGGCCCTGTTTTTACAGGGTCTTTTTTTTACTTTTTCTCTTGACTTTGTTATTAGAACATGATAGCATGACTATAGAAAGTGAGAAAAGGAGAGAATATGTTCTATAGTTCTACAGACGCCTACAAAGCCGCCCTTGCTACTAACAAGATGGGTAACGATCTTGCAAACAAGTATGCGAACTATGTTGGTAAGAAGTTGAAACAACAGAAAACTGGACGCCTTCAGAATTCCTATGTTGATAGTGGACGGAACAAAGTCTACAAATCAGAGTGGGCTACTGAACGTAAGTTCCCAGAATGCAAACAGTCTATGACTGAAAAAGAGGTGACTAAGTTTTTCAAACGAGTAGTCAAGTCTAAGACTTATCAATCGTTAGTTACTGAACGAGGACAGTCTGACCCTGCTCTACGAATTATGAAAACTGTAAACTACAATGCTCGTGTCGCTGGACAGGCATCATGGCGTGGAGTTGCACTGCAACCAAGTTGTGGAATGAACAAGTGGGTTGTCCTACATGAACTTGCACACACTGCTGGACATATGCACCACGACCTACCGTTTCGCCAGACACTGGTTAAACTGATTTCAAGGTTCTTAGGAACTGAAGTGGCAAAGGAACTCAAACGACAGTTTCGTGCCCACAAAGTAAAGATGAGTGTTTCTCAGACCATCAAGTCGCCTGAGAAATGGTTAGAAGATTATTATAAGATGGCTGCAATGCGGCAGAAAGTGAAGGGATAAAATATGACTTTATACTTAGATATGGATGGAGTGATTGCAGACTTCTTTACTGCGTTTGCAAATGCAAACAACGTAACACATTGGAAGTCGATTAAGGATAAGGAACGTGCCTTGGTAGAGGCTCGAAACACCGACTTCTTCAATCGGATTGATGTTTTCCCAACAACACAAAAACTGATAGACTTTGTTCGCTCTACTGGTGATTGGGGAATCTGTTCTTCACCACTGCGTGGAGATACGATGAACTCTGCATACTGGAAACGAGTATGGCTAGAACGTCATGGGTTTATGCCTGATGTAGAGAAATGTATCTTTACTGGTAATAAACACAAGTATGCTATCAATCGTCTAACTGGTAAACCAAACATCCTAGTAGACGATAAACCAGATAACATCAAACGCTGGATTGGTGCTGGTGGTATCGGTATTCGATATCAAGCAGATGAAGATAGTGTAGATGAACTGATAAAAAAGTTGAAAAAAGTGCTAAAAAAGTGATTTTTGCCCTTGACATTTGTTGTGAAAACAGGTATGATCTATATAGAAAGTGAGGAGTGATTCGCAAATGGCAGTTCATGTTTTCGGTATGACAGATGACCAGATACAAACTGTTTCTCGCATATGGCAGATAGAT